TGTTGCCGTGACCGTATTAGAAGTCGGTGCGCCTGTAATTGAATAAAGACCATTATTTCCAGTTTCAGTAGTAAAACCTGAAATCCGTATATAGTCACCATTTGATAAGAAATCCAACAATCCAGCATCGGCTCCTGTCCAATCCAATGTACAATCTGCACCGGAAGAACCAGATACCTTCAAAACGGTCATTGCTTGAGATTTGATATACTGAAAGTACATGGTATATCTGGTTGTATTATCAACTTCATCAACAAAATTTTGTGAGAAGACAATGTTTCCAGCAGCAACAAATGGAAATTCTCTTTCAGTTGAAGTAATAGGTGCATACTCAGAGTTGATACCTGTCCAACCATTATCGGTATCTTCAGCATCAACAGTAATATCCCACATACGAATATCATTTTTATCATTCGTATCGTAATTATCGATGAAGACTCCAGGTTTTGTATGCAAGGTATCACCGATAAAATCAGTAAATGGTAAAGCAATATTACCATAAACAGTTCCAAAGGTATCTCCATTAACATCATCATTAATATCTCCTGTTTGACGAAGTTTCCATTGCGCCCAGGAATGAATTTCTTTTAATCGTGCTTTATAACTATTGGTAGTATCCTGCACATCAAGGATTCGATTAAAAGCATAGTAATTTGCACCAATTTGACGCTCACCAGGATATGCTTCCCAAACAGAAGTTCCACCAAATGAGGCATAAGATTGAACAGCAGTAATTGCTGTACCAGTAGTAGTACATCTTGCCCATCTACCATCACCATCCTGAACTACATCATCAACAGCATAAATACCATCACTACCCGCACCACCTGTTAATGAAGCTGTTTCAAATCTTGCTCCATTGATATAGTCAATGGTCAATTCCGAATATTTAACTCCTGATTCTGAACCAGCATCACCAGAAATTGTGGTATCATTATCAATTGCTTTCAGAGAGTCATCACCATTGGCAAGAGGAAGACGATAAGCTTCAAATTTAAGAGCAGGAAGACCCTGTTCAACCAAAAGGTCATAGGAAGCAAATGTCTTTTGTTCTTCCCTCAAAAAGACCTTCAAATATCCAGAATCATCAGGGGTTCCTCCTGTACCTTTAGTCGTAATATTTTCATTTATCTCCCCTGCAAAAGTAAAATCAATTTTACTTTCAGCAAATTCAGAGGTAAAATCATTTGTGTAATACGGTTGATCGGTAGCTGCATCCATTGCACCAAGGGAGATGATACAAGCATTTTCACGACCATCAGTTTCCTGAAAACCAGCATCACGAATAAGATCTCTGGTTGTTTGATCCAATGGCCCCCAACCATTAATCCACACAAACGATGCTTCATAAATCATTTGGATTGGAAATTTATGCTTATTTAAATCATCATCTGTTTTCCATATTTCTTTAAGTTTTGAATAAACACATTTTCCGGTAACACCTGATAAAGCACCAGTAGGTGTATCAACAATGTTACCATCGGTAGTAATTTCAATTGTTTTCGCTCCTGTTTGAATTTCAAGATCTTCCGTAGTACCAGAAGCATCTACGATATGACTGAGATCAGTTGGATCAAATACTTTAGCCATGATTAATTCCTCCTAATAAATGATTAATTTTTAATTAAGGGTTCTCATAGTTTAAATCTGTAAATTGTTTTACTTTTGCCGATGAATTATTTCCAGGTAAGGTAAGTCCATAAATATTTGATATATCCGGTTGATAATCAATGTGATGAATCAACACATCAACTGTTGCTCCTCCTCCATGTGAATAGGTTATTTGATATTTGCCATCACCATCTGAAGTTGAAGCACTTTCAGTATGATGTAAGACAGTTGAAGTTCCTGAAGTGACAATCGTTACCTCAGTACCAGATTCAAGACCTGTTACGGTGAACGAATAATTGGCAACAAGAGTTACGTTTCCTCCTTTAATTGATATGGCAGAGACACCACTACCACCATCGATATTAAGAGTTACAGTTCCACCGGAGCTATTTAAAATAACTTCATTTCCCGTAGAACCATCAGAAGCAGCATACCCACTTACAAAAAAATCAGTTAATGTATAGGAATTACCTGCACAGGCAGTATCTAACTCTATGGCGTGTCCTGTACCATCAGAAATAAAACTACAATTATCAATATTATCGGGATCATCTACTACTAAGGCAATAGCAGCAGTTGATTTATCAAATATGCAATTATCAAAATCTGCTTCACCTTGAGTAATTTCACCACACCTACGAAAAACACAATCTGTTACTGTCGTATTAGAATCAAATACAAAGGTGGACATATCAACAAATGAACAGGTGTCTAAAACTACCGTGGCATCATTTGTTGTTATCCATCTACCTTTAGAAGCTGTATTCGATGGATCAAGGCAGATAAATTGAAACCCTGACTCTAATTGCATCAACCTGAAAAGATTCACCTTTACTGATACCAGTAAGAACTTTACAACCACCACCAACATATTGATGACTTCCTCCTGCATAACTATTAACAGTATCATCAGGAGTCACCGTATCATTGACAGCAAAATTTTGCCAACCACCATACGGATAAGAACCATAATCTGAACCACCAACATCCCATGACCAAAAAGTACCATAACCACTTCCAATGAGCGCCCTCAAACCCCCATTAGCATATGTGTCCAAAGCATTAGGGTTATAAAAGTTAAGCCAAATTAACATGGCTCCATCGGTAGGAACGGTAAAAGTCGTGGTATAAGGAAATATAAGAGTTCCAACTCCAGTTTTAGTTGTGTCGGCAGTTATAGAGGCATTACCTTGAATATAAGCATAGTCCTGGTCATTATAAGCAGGTGGCCCTTGATCATCCCAACCAGTATCACTTGATTCATCCCATCCTGAAGTTTCATCAGCTAAAGTAAGATCAGTTAAATCTTCTGTGTAACTTGGTGCTGTCATTTATTTTTCCTTTGAAGCAAAACCCTAAATCCCTCATTTTTAAATGATCTAATTTGTCCTTTTACTGCTAAAGACATTGGCCCTATTATAGTTCCTACCATTGTCTTATCTAATCTTTCAAATATCACACCACAATTATCAGGTCTTAGTTCTTGTGAGACTTTTGGATTTTGCATATATGCACATTCACATTTTCTACACGAATTTGGACGAAGATTATAAATTTTACATCCATTATCTGCATACTGACAATCTTCCCATGCCTCTTTATTTAATTCTACAACGGGAAATGCATTACAACACTCTGTACATTCACCACATTTCATTATTTAATAATCCATTTTTATATAGGGAGATCTATCATTACCGTAATTATTTAATCCATTTTCAATGGGAATTACCAATAACATAGACCTCCCTTTTTAACAGTGGGCCGACACCCCTTCATCAGCAGAACAACGACATATTAAGCTGACGAAAACCCACCAATTCTAAATAGCTGATCACCTGATACTCTTGCGTCATCAATCAAACCCATAAAGCGACAAGCATAGACACGCTGATTATCAGTGGTAAAAGCTATTTCTACTGCACCACCAACATTCGGTGCAGCATTGTAGATCTGATAAATCTCAGATCCATCAATCGGTTCAAGGACAAGCTCACCAGTTGTGACAAGCTCACCAACAGGTTTACCAAAAGTAAGATAAGTAGTCTCATCAGTTGCTGAAGCAAATAGCAATTTAAGGTTAGCAAAGGTAGATTCAGTCATATTGACTGTCACTTCCATAACCAAACCTGCATCCAAAACCCTCAACGGAGTTTCCCCGTACTGATCAGATTTTAGTTCATAGGTATTCTGAGTGATTGAAACGGTAACACCACCAAAGGTATGTCCTACGTGGACACCAGCAAAGTAAACATAGCAAGGGCCAATGGATATGTTATCCGAATCAAAAGACAACGGATATTGTGGCATAATAAAATCCTCCTGTTATACAGTTGTTATTGTTGAACACATTTTACATTTAAAATGAACTTTTTTCTGCTGCTTATATGCCTGATCCACATAACCAATTATGAAATTACAATCTTCCCCTGGTTTCTTATCAAGAGGTCTTCCACATTTTTCGCAGTATCCCTCATGTTTTTTTTCATAATCTAAATCATCACAAAATTTGCAGCATTTAATTTTTCCTTCACAAATTACCCGAATTAACCGATACCTGTATTGATCCACCATAGAAACAGCCCTTCTAAGTTCTTTTGAAAATATTGTTAAAACTAAAGGAAACAACTTTAACAAAAATTGGATTTCCAGCATCACCTTCTGTTGGAGCATCCGTCACAGAATTAATACTTATCTTACCAATAATCCAAGAAGTAGTATAATCCTTATACGTTTCATCAAATAATTCAATTAGCCTTTCGGCAACTTGACCAAGTACTAATTGATTAATTGACAGTGTACGTAGATAATAAGCTATATTTGGATACTGATAAGGATAAGACCATTCTGCCCCTCTACCCCTGACCGATTTACGATAAGCAATGGCACAGGGATAGGAAGACTCATAAACAACGTCCATTGTGGGATACCATGCATAAATTCTTTTATCATTCACAGTAATTCCCATTAATGAAATCAACGTTGTATCACCAATAACTTTTTGTACAAGGTATTCATCAGTTTCAATCATTATTCATTTCCTATCCATCTAAAATGTATCTCAATGGCTCTTGTAACTGAAGTCCTTCTTGTTATTTTTCTAATTTCTTTATTAAATACTTCTCTAAATTGTTTTTTTAATTTACCCTTCATCTGACGAATAACTGAAGAAAAATAAGGACGATAGTAAGCACCATTACCATAATTAGGATCATCTAAAATAGATCCATAAACTGAAGCTGACCGTCCTTCACTTTCAGTGATAAATAATTTTCCAGGCCAATTCTCATTATACCAAACACTATAAGGAGTCTTGTTATCTTTAATTCCCAAAACAACACTACTACCCCTTATTTGGTACATGATTGATTTAAGTAAAGTACCACTTTGAGGTATTTCAACATCTCCTATATTTTGAGATATTGGAGGGCCACCTCTTTGTGATGATTCGTATTCGCCTACCTTTGTATATTTACCATAACTGGCTGATTCATCCACATAATAAACAGAATAAACAAATCCAGAACCTTGAGCAGTTGCAAGGGTATGTTTTATTTCTTCAGTAAGATACCATCCTATCCAATCAAGTATCTCATCAACTATAGGATCTATTTGTTCTAATATAGGAATTAAAATATCTTCAGATATATGTTTACCTAATTTACTACCTTTTACGACTCTACGTAAATTAATTATTTCTCTTTTTACTTGCTCCTGAAATAGACCGGACATAATTAAGTCTCAGATAATCCCATGTAAACTTCTTTATGATGAATTTTCGTACTATCAAATACAGGAGAAACAGGCTTTACAAAAAGATCTAAATTATTCCAAACAACCTTATCACCTTTTTGTATATCCTCATCTTTTAAAAAAAATCCAAGGTAGTCATTTTCTGCTGTAACACCTGAAGTCAAAATTCTTAATCCAGCAGAACTTTCAAAAAGATTTTGAATCCTGCATTGAACATTAGATTTCAAAAGCGTAAAAGTTTTAGGAGTGCTATATCCATGAGTAGTTGATGCAACTGTAGTTACCCTATAAATGTCACACTTATGAGCCAATAATCCTTTATAACTCATGCGAAAGCTACCTTTCGATATTTCATTAAATTTTCAAATATCTGAGGAGAATACCCTCTCAATTCTTTTTGAAAATAGGGAGACATTAATTTATAAGCATAATTTCCCATTCTTTCTGATTCCATCGTTGTGTTTTCCGGTGCATTCACATAATTTTTAATTGCCATAAAACAAAGATATTTAAGATCTGACATTTCAGAATGATCATCATTATAACCACCTTTCCAAATTATCTTTACATTCTGAAGATATGGAAAATCAAAGCCCTGACTATAAATGATTCTACCTGCTGAATTATACAAGATATAACCATTAGAAGCATCATAATCATCGGATGCTGCTACTGAAATCTCAACTCCACTTATTTCAAGTTTGGTTATAGATGCTATGGGATAAGTCGGTAAATATAAAGAAGCCATTTTAGGGGCATCAAAGATGCAGTAATGAAGAAAATTAGCATCATAATTAGTGGTATCAGTTATATCGTGAGTAAACGTTCTCTCTTTTAAAGTACGATTACAAAATTTTTCAAATTGAGTAGATACAGCATTAATTAAATCCTCAGTCATAAGTTTTATTTTCTCATCTTCAATAAGATCTGCTGTATCTGACATTTGAAAATAATACATACTATCTATTAATGCATTTTTATTTAAAGCCATCACTTACCTCTTATTTTGCTATGTGAGGGAATAATCTATCATCAGGCCCAGGATATTTAATATCTCCTAATTCGGAAAACATTTTTTCTTCAGGAGGATGAAAAATTGCTTTATGTTGAGGGGGAAAATGCAATGACTTCCTTTCACCAACAGGATTTATTGCATTAATTGCTTTACCTGCTCTAACAAGACGATCTCCAGCAGCTTCATCTAAAGTAACTGTAATTTTTCCAAAGCTTCTTATTAAATTCCGATCTAACAATTTATATGTCTTTTTCATAATTAACCACCTTTCTAAAAAAAAGAGGATAGATACCGGAATATCTACCCTCTCAATTAACTATTCCGGTTTACTGCATTATACCAGAATTAAGACGCTACTTTGGCTACACGATCAGTACCATAAGTCAAAGTAGGTTTCGTACCCACCTGAGTTACAGGTCTGCGTTGATTTTCATAGGTCATATACAGACAAGACCAAACAACTGCATCCGTTCCTACAGTAACATTGACTCTGACATATCGATTAGGATCATAAACCTCAATGAGATAAAGACCTGCTTCATCAATCTGAGCTACCGTAATAAAATCGGCATCCCAAGTTGATTGATCCGGTGAATCCTGGATAATCAAATCCAAAGTTCCATCCGTACCAACAGAACCAACATCAGCCAAAATCAGCAGACTATTGGGCAATTGCACATCGGCCCAAAGATCAACACCATCATCATCCGGTGCATTTGCAGCAGCACCAGCAGCATCAGAAACTGCTTGCTGAAAGTACCCGAATTTGTAATTAGAAAGCATATCAAACATAATAAAATCCTCCGTAATAATAATGTTATTGGAAAATTAATTTTTAGTTAATAAGTTTTACTCCTTTAAAGATTAGGAAAGAGCAGCATCCAATGCGACAAATGCTTGCGGAATAGCTGCCTGACCATCAAGACGACCAGAACATCTCAAGGCCGTTCTGTTATTACGGAATTTGTAATGACGTGAGGAGTCCATACTGAAATCCTGACGGAAACCAATATAGTACCAAGTCCATGTACCCAGGATAAGGTCTCCAGTAGAACCAAGAGCAGGAATCTTACCATCTGCCAAGAAAGCAGGTTTGCCCAAGATAGTCATATCATAACCTTTTGCAAGATCCTGATACATTTCCTGCAAGACAAGTTCCTTAGAAGAAGAAGTCACAGTCTGACCACGAAGGGCAGCACGACCTTGTTTGGTAATAAACCAAACAGCATTATTATCAAATACTGCTGGCATACGTGATTCCATATTCAGCACATCCTGTACTTCAATGGTATCGGCGGTCTGACGGAAAACAGACAGAATAGAAGGATCGTTGATAATCCCAAGAGGTTGTTTTCCTCCGGTTCCCTGGATAAAAGACTTATCGGTATACCAATACCATGCAGACCGGAAAAGTCTGGTAAGATAATTGACCAAGTTAATAACCGAGTCATCCAACAGAGTATTGGTAATTTCCGTATAACCTGCCAACTCATGAACAATCATTTCAACCATTCCAAAGTTAGGTTCGGTTTCCGGTTTCTCGCCACCTTCCTCTACCCAATCAAAAGTAACCCCTGCAAAGTTATCAAACCCTGCATCCTGTACATCGGGATTCTGTTGGAGTTTTGGAAACTGAATTTTCTCACCGCCCATAGGCCATACAGTAGACCGTTGCCATACCAACGTA